CACTGCATTTGTATCCAGGCCTTAGCCCCGTTCACACTACACCTTAAAGGCTCCGCTCTCAATCGTAAAAGCACCGCCTAACTGAGGATTACGAGCATTGAGACGAATGGAGTAGTTTCGCCCATCACGACGTATCGGCGCGACCTTCCACCCGACCTTCAACTCATTGTTAACAAATTGAAGATGCGGCACGGCTCCAGGGTCACTCTTCATACGCGCGATAAGTTCCTGTAGCAAACGGGCCCCAACTGCCTCCACTTCAAAACAGCCATCAAGCCACCAATCTTCAATGACTGACCGAATATCATTAACAGGCCAATCACCCAGGGGCGCCATTCACCAACCTCGTCCCGATCTGCCGTAATCCGACTTTCAGCTACATTGGCGATTTTCTCAAGCAACGTCTCCCACTTGATTGGATTGTTGGACAACATTTTCAGCATGTTACGAACATCAAACTCCACTGTGGCCAGATCTATCTCATGACGGATCATCCAATCAATCACAGGCTTTGGCGCAAAGTAGACCCAGACCTCGAAGTGGCGTGAAAGGAGATCCTTCAAACTCTCAATTTGTCCTGCTCCCAACAGCGGAAAGAAAGATGGTTTTTCACGAACATTGTCCGTCTTCCCGAAGTATCCAACTTCCAATTTTCCACGAAACTGCCGATACACAAACTGGGTGATGTCACCTGATACCAATCTCTTACCAATGGTCAAAATCTCTTTAAATGTCTCATCAGCATTCAAATCAATGTCATTTAGTTTTGCCCAATCAGTAAATAAAGTCCACTGCTTGAGAGCATCTTCGGGTATGCCAATTATCTGGGGAATCAGAGGTTTAACAGAGTGCACGTATGTTGTAAATCCTTGGTTTTGAGCATTGCTTGAGGGCGGTGTGTATTTATCAATAAGAGAGGCATTCAAGAGAGTATCACCGATTATAGCAAGAGCCGGCATAGTGGAACGTCTGTGCGGGGATCACAGAGACAAAATGTG